AAAACATAAACACGAAGACTTAGAAAAAAGAATACAGGCAAACCCAACAGATTATATTCTTAGGGTATTAAAAAAAGAAAAACTCCAACTTAAAGATGAAATTGAAAAGTTAAAACTTAAATTACAATGAAATTATGTATTCTCGGTGACACACACTTTGGTATGCGTGGTGATTCGTTAGAGTTCCACAAACACTATCAAAAATTTTACAACGATGTATTTTTTCCGTATTTAATCGATAATAAGGTTGATACGGTTTTTCAGCTTGGCGATTTGTTTGATAGGCGAAAGTTTATCAATTTCAATTCACTTTACCTTGCTAGAAAGTATTTCTTCAATAAGCTTAAAGAGCATAATATCAAAGTCTACACTCTTCTAGGCAATCACGATGTAACTTATAAGAATACTTTAGAAGTTAATTCATCACAATTGTTGTTGAATGAGTATGATAACATTACCATCTTTGATGATTTTGCTACACTAGAATTTGATGGTGTGCCTATTGATATTGTTCCTTGGCTATGTGATGACAACCAATCTTCCATCTTTGATAGAATAAAAGACAGTAAATCACAATTGTGTTTTGGCCATTTTGAAATAGATGGGTTTGAAATGGACAGAGGTAATGTTTGTCATGGTGGTATTGACAGAGCTAAATTAAACAAGTATGATATGGTCTTAACAGGACACTTTCACCATAAATCAGATGACGGACATATCTATTATGTTGGCACTCCAGGCGAAATGACATGGGCTGATTACAATGACCCACGAGGTTTTCATATATTTGATACCGCAACCCGTGAGTTGGAGTTTGTTCAAAACCCATATCGCATGTTCCACAAATTAAACTATGATGACGGTGAACAAGACTTTGAGCATTGGAAAAACTATGAGTATGATAAACTAAAAGAAACCTATGTCAAGGTTGTAGTATTAAACAAACAAAATCCTTACCTATTTGATAATGTAATTGATAACCTATACAAAGCAGGAGTATCAGATATTTCAATTGTTGAAGATTTTAGTGATAACTTAATTGATGTGGAACAAGAAATTATTGACCAAGCTGAAGATACGATGACTATTTTATCTAAGTATATTGATAACTTGACACTCAATGTCAACAACGATAAACTTAAAATATTAATGCGTGAGCTATATGTCGAAGCATTAAACACGGAGATGACGGAATGATTTACAAAGACCTATACAATTACCCAAGCGAAAGATTTCGTATCACTTATCCATGGATTTATTGGGATAATGGATTTACACCAGAAGAAATCGATAAGATGTGTGCTTACTTTGCAGAGCAAGGTGTAGAACGAGGCACAACAGTTGGTGGTGCTGAGGTGGGACCAAATGGTGAATTGATTGTTAAACAAGAAGCTAACGAAAAGGTTCGTAAGTCGAATGTTAAATTTTACAATTATGAACCAGCAAATGAAAATACAAACTGGATATTCCAAAGGTTAAATTGGATTATTCAACAGGCCAACAATCAATTCTATGGTTTTGATTTGAATGGTTTTGAATCATTTCAATATACAGAATATGATGAATCAGAAAACGGCAGGTATGATTTTCATACAGACACAATTTATGGTAAAAATATGCCAGCTGATATGATTGAAACAAGAAAACTTTCATTGACTTTTTGTTTAAATCAAGCTGGTGTTGATTATGAAGGCGGTGAATTTCAAATCAATACAGGCCAAGAAAAAGATGCTGAGACAGCACCTGCGATGAAAGGCCGTGCTTTAATATTTCCATCTTTTATGATTCATCGTGTAGCACCTGTAACAAAAGGCAAAAGAAAATCTTTAGTGGTATGGACAATGGGACCAAAATTTAAATAATGATTGTATTTCGTTATGTTCGTTGGAAGAATTTACTTTCAACTGGTAATTACTTTACTGAAATAAAACTGAACAATACATCAAACACATTAGTGGTTGGTGAAAATGGTTCTGGTAAAAGCACGATGCTTGATGCGTTGTGCTTTGGTCTTTTTGGTAAAGCATTCCGTAATATCACCAAACCAAGTCTATTAAACTCAATCAACAATAAGGATTGTGTGGTTGAAATTGAGTTTGATACAGGTAATAAATCATACAAGATTATTCGTGGCATTAAACCAAACATCTTTGAGATTTGGTGTGATGGTGTGTTGGTTAACCAAGATGCAGCTGCTCGTGACTACCAAGAATACCTTGAAAAGTTTATCATCAAGTTAAACTATAAATCATTCACACAGATTGTTATTTTAGGTTCAGCATCATTTGTTCCTTTTATGCAATTGTCAAATTCTGATAGACGAGCAATCATTGAAGACTTGCTTGACATTCAAATCTTTTCTACGATGAATGGTATTCTAAAAGATAAATTATCAAACAATAAAGACTTGACTGTTTCTAAGAAGTATGAGATTGATTTGGCTCAGCAAAAACACGATATGCAAGAAAAACATATCAATGAGTTGAAGCAAAACAATGATGATAAGGTCAAAGAACACGAACAAGAGATTGCTAATAATCAAGTAACGATTCAAACATTACATAATGATATTGCTAACCTTTCATCACAGGTAACTACATTACAAACTGAGGTAGAATCTAAGACTGAGGTAGAAGATAAAGTTAAGAAGATTACTAAACTTGAATCACAGATTGAAAGTAATTTATCTAAGTTTAAAAAAGATATTACATTCTTTGAACACAATGATAATTGTCCAACTTGCCGACAAGCCATTGAATTAGGGTTTAAACAGGAAGAGTTGACATCATTACACACAAAGGCATCTGAATGTGAGACTGGTTTAAAATCTATTGAGCAGAAATTGTTAGATGAACAAAACAGACTGAATAAGATTACTGAGGTTCAGAAAGAGGTTCAATCATTACAGATTAAGATTGCTACTAATAATACCACAATCATAGAAACAAACAAGTATATTGGTCGTTTACAAAAACAAATTGATGATTTAAAGAGTGTTGAAACAACTACTGATAAAGAACAAGAACAATTAAAATCATTAAAAGAATCTTTATTGTTATTACAAAATGAATTGAAGATGTTGATTGATGATAAGGCATATTTTGAAGTGGCATCTGGTCTATTAAAAGATACAGGTATTAAAACAAAGATTGTTAAGCAATACTTACCAATTATCAATAAGTTGGTTAACAAGTATTTGGCATCATTAGATTTCTTTGTGAATTTTAACCTTGATGAAAACTTTAAAGAGACCATTAAATCAAGGCATCGTGATGAGTTTACATACAATAACTTCTCAGAGGGCGAGAAGCAAAGAATTGATATGGCATTGATGTTGACTTGGCGTGCTGTTGCTAAGTTAAAGAATTCATCTAATACCAATCTGTTAATACTCGATGAGGTGTTTGATTCAAGCCTTGATACAAATGGCACCGAAGAATTAATGAAGATTCTCCATATGTTAGAAGGTGTAAACCTGTTTGTTATCTCACACAAAGGAGATATTTTGGTTGATAAGTTTAGTAATGTGATTCGTTTTGAGAAGGTAAAAAACTTTAGTAGGATTGTAAAATGAAAAAATTAAGTGAGTATTATGATGAGAATACCAAAAGAAAGGCCACGGTATTCCAAAGTAGTGGCAAATACTATGTTGCTATAATGACAGATACAGGCACAGCTTTTAGTGCCGACTTTGCTAGTGAAGAAACAGCTGAAGTATTTGCAGAAGATTGGGTGCAAAAAGATGAGTGAATTAGATACATTAATAATTGATACTGGTGCAAACATAGTAAAAGAGGAACGAATTGAACCTCTCCCGTTGTTTGATGAAAACCATCCAATGTTGGCTCAAAAAGTGCCTGAATATACACAAGCAATACCGAACCAAAACATGACCAACTTGGTCAAGCGATTGAAGATGACAATGAAACTATATGGTGGTGTTGGGTTATCGGCCAACCAATGTGGCATCTTTGAAAGAGTGTTTGTGATTGGCACCGACCAATTTCAAATTGCCTGTATTAACCCTAAAGTAATTAGTTCAACGGCAGACTTGACAAAAGAGAATGAAGGTTGCCTCTCTTTTCCTGGTTTATTTGTTAAAATAGAAAGACCAGTCGGAATTGATGTGCAATTTTATACTGAGACTGGCGAACTAAAACAACTTCACTTAGATGGCTTAACTGCTCGTTGCTTTTTACATGAACTAGACCATATGAATGGTGTTAAGTTTACAGAAAGAGCTGGTAAAGTATCGTTACAGTTAGCAAGACAGAGACAACAAAAACTTATTAAAAAGATGGTAAGACAGAGAAAAAATAATGGCGTATTCGTTTGACCCAAAAGATGATGTAGAAGCACAATGGCAGAAATGGTCGGCTCAGAATCAAGAGCCTGCTATTCTTACAGATGATACCTTGCGTGAGAGAATTATTAAAGACCTCACCTTTGTATCAGGCATGGATGTAAAAGAATACACACTCTACCAAAAATGGTGTGAAGTGCAAGACAAATATCCATCTGTCGTTGTGAATGACTTGTGGGAAGGCGAGACTAGAGTTTTAGAAGATGAGAAACAACGCCGTGCTATTGCTGAAGTTAAGTCCAATTTTTGGGTGCCTAAAGACCCCGATGATTATCTGAACCTACAACCTGAAATGCTTTATACAAATAAAGAAGCGGACTTACCAGAGTTGTGGAATTGTATCAGAACATTCTCATCGACCATGAAAAACAATTCTAACATTGGCAGAAATCTCAACTTTGTTATCCGTGATAAAGTAACCAAGAAGTATCTTGGTGTTATTTGTATTTCATCGGACTTCCTTGACTTGACACCAAGAGATAATCATATTGGTTGGCCAAGAGAGTTGAAGACACAAGGTGGTATGATTAACCATACTGCAATTGGTTCAACAATTGTGCCGTTACAACCACTTGGTTTCAATTATGTTGGTGGTAAATTACTTGCATTGTTATGCCTTGCTGACCCTGTGCAAGAAATGTGGAAGAAATTGTATGGTGATACGCTTGTTTCAGTAACAACAACATCATTGTATGGCAGAACAAAGGCTGATGGTCTATCTCAATATGATAACCTTGACCATTGGCAGAAAATGGGTTTCACAGCTGGTTCAGTATCATTTGAACCAGAAAAAGATACTCGATATGAAATCAGAGATTGGTTAAGAGCAAAACATACTAAGAAGTATTTTGAATGGTATGTTGCAAAGAAACCAAGTGGTCAACCACATAAGCGTGACCATAAGAATCGTTCACTTCAATTCGTGTATAGTAAACTGAGTATACCTAAAGAGTTGATTAGAACAGACCATGCTCGTGGCATTTATTGGTCACCTTTGTATGATAACTCAATTGACTATCTAAATAAACGAATCGAAGATAAAGACTTGGTTAAATCATTTGATACAAGTGTTGAAGCATTGGTTGATATTTGGCGTAATAAACATGCTAAACCAAGAATCAAACAGTTGGTTAAAAAGGGTCGCAACAATAATGATACCCTTTTCTATGATGACCTATGTTATTTGACATGGGAACAAACCAAAGAAAAATACTTGCCTCAAGTAGGTCGGTAATAATAGGTTATAAGCCTTGACAAGTTGATTAAACTCTGATAGGATTATACATAATTAAATGCGGTTGGTCCGAGACAGGTGATACTCCCCGTATCTCTAGTGTGGTTTAACTCCCCACGACCGCTCCATATTGCGAGGCGTTTTAGAACAGGGTAGGTGTCCAATCTACTCACTAGGTGCGAATCCTAGGCCTCGCTCCACTCTTACTGGATAAGACTTCCAGACTGTTGTTTTTTTGCAACATCGCTAAAATAGCGCTTGACAAACCCTTAAAACTATGTTATAATGGTAACATAAAAATGATAGAGGATTAGAATGTCTGCATTTACAGTCGAACAAAAATCACAGTTGGCCAAGTTGATGGCTACTGAAAATCTGACGGTTCAACACCAAAAGATTCGCACAGCACGATTTGACCCTAAGAATCGTGTCCTATATCTCCCAATTTGGCAAAATATGTCTGGTGACCTATATGACCTGCTTTGCGGTCATGAGGTTGGCCATGCACTTTATACACCTGCCGAAGGTTGGCATGATGCCGTTACCGATAAAACCAAGAATAAGAATTTTAAATCATTCTTAAATGTGGTTGAAGATGCTCGTATTGAGAAAAAAGTTAAGCGTAAATATCCTGGCTTAAAATCTTCTTTCCAAAAAGCCTATGCTGAATTAAACAACCGTGATTTTTTTGGTATCAAAGGCCAAAATGTCAATGAAATGGCTTTTATCAATCGATTGAATCTTTTTACCAAGTCTCAATATACTGCCACTTGGATTAAATTCACACCTGAAGAACAAAAATTTGTTGACCAAGTTGAAAAATTGGAAACTTGGGAAGATGTGGTAAAAATTACTGGTGCCATTTTTGATTATTCAAAAGATGAGCAATATGAAATGAAACAGCAAGAATATGAAATGCTTGCTCAAGGCGGTTTCGATTATGATTCCGATGAATATGAAGATGACGGCTATGATTACGGTGATGAATATGATGATGAATCAGAATCCGAATCAGCTGAGACCGAATCAAAATCAAATAATGGCGGTGATGAATCGACCGATGATAATGATGGTGATGGCGTAGGTGAAGAAACCAATAAACAATCAAAATCAAAATCAGAAAATGATGGTAGTTCTAATGGTTCAGGAGAATCAGGTAACGATTCAGGTTCAAAATTAAATCATTTTAAAGATTCTGAAATATCTTCTAAAGACCAATTCTCACCTAAATGTGAAACCGATGAATCTTTCCGTGCTAATGAAGACCAGTTGTTGGATGAAAAATGTAAAGAATATGTTTACATGAATATTCCAAAACCTATTCTTCAAAACATTATTACGCCAGCTAAACGGGTTCAACAATTATTGACCGAACACTTTGAAGAAGAAATTAAAGGTTATGTTGGTGAAGAAAAAGTTAAGAAGTGGGTAAGTGATTTCAAAAACAAGAATGAGCGATATGTCGGTTTGCTTGCCAAAGAATTTGAAATGCGTAAAGCTGCCAAGGCATTTAGTAAATCTAAACTGTCTGATACTGGTGATATTGATATCAACAAGCTTGCTTCATATAAATTTGATGATAACATCTTCCGTAAAGTGATGATGGTACCAAAAGGTAAGAATCACGGCTTGGTGTTATTGCTTGACCGTTCTGGTTCAATGTCAAACAATATGGCAGGTTCAATTGAACAGATTTTGGTTCTTGCCATGTTTTGCCGTAAAGTGAATATTCCTTTTATTGTTTATGGCTTTGGTGATAACATGGACGGCCGTATCATTGATACTGGTGCTGACCGTTACAATTATAGCTCTTCAGATACTCCTTGTTTTGAGAAAAACATTGGTGATATTGATTTTGATACCGTTTACTTGCGTGAATATATCAATAGCAAAATGAGTAATGCTGAGTTTACAAAAGCTTTGCGTAATATGGTTATGTTGAAAAAATCATATGAAACTCGTGGTCGTTATTGGAATGGCGAAATTAGCCGTCCAAATGTTGAAGAATTGTCAAATACACCAATGACACAAGCAATTGTAGCTGTTGCTGAAGTGATGAAACAATTCAAAAAAGTTAATAACCTTGATATGACAAGTTTGGTTATTGTGCATGATGGTGATGCTGACAGAACAAATCGTTATATCATTGAAAACGAAGAAACCGATTATCAAACAGGTAATAAAGTTATGCGTAAGCGTAGAACTGGTTTTGATTCTCGCTATGTCAATGCTATGATTGTTGACCGTAAAAACAAATATGAAAAGAAAGTTGATGATGAATATTCAGGTATGAATCAAACCATACTAGATTGGTTCCGTCAAACTACCGGTTCTAAAGTTTTTGGTTTCTTCCTAGTTCCAGGTAATGGCGGTTATATCAAAAATGCCATCTATAACAATTTTACATTTGCTGATGGCAAAACATTTGCTGATATCCGTAATCAAACTCGTGGTGATGTTTCTTGGTATGAGACACAAAAGAATTTAATCAAAACTTTCAGAAGTGAAAAATTCTTGATTTCCAATAGAAAAGGTTTTAACCAATTCTACCTAGTTGTTGGTGGTGAAGATTTGAAAACCGAGAATGAGGAAATTGAGATTGATGGTAAATTTACGGCAAACAAACTAAAGAATGCTTTCATCAAAATGAATAAGAAAAAGCAAGTGAACCGTATTTTAGTATCCAAATTCATACAGGGTATTGCTGCCTAATGTTGTTTTTAGGCAACAGCCCCCTTGACAAATGGTTTTGGATGTGTTATAATGGTTGTATTAAAAATGTGAATGGAGTATTATATTATGTCAAATCGTGCCGAACTTAAACAAAAATTTATTGATTCTCTTATTGCTACGGGTAAAACTACCTTGACCAAATCAGAGATTAAAGAAATTGCTACTGACCTTGGACTTGCTTCTACCCAATTCTTTACTAAGATTGAAGAAAATAAAGTTGGTCGTGGATTGTATAAAGTACCAAATGGTGCAGCTATGCCTGCTCTTCAAGCTCAAGTTATCCCTATGACAAAACCTGTTGAGAAATCAAATCATCAAATTCAAAATATCCAAACGGATTTGGACAATACGAATTTAGTTCCAAATCAGTATAAGAATTATGTACCATTTGGTAACTTTGATGATGTGCTTTCGATTGTAAAATCAATGCGATTTTTCCCTGTATTTGTTTCTGGTCATTCTGGTAACGGTAAGACCATGTCAATTGAACAAGCTTGTGCCAAGGCAAAGCGTAAATTTATTTGTGTATCAATGACACCTGAAACCGATGAAAGTGATTTGCTTGGTAACTATGTGTTGATTGATGGTAATATGGAATGGCGAGATGGTCCCGTAACCACGGCTGCTCGTCAAGGTGCCGTTTTGTGTATTGATGAGATTGATTACGGTGCTCAGAATCTTTCCAGTTTGCAGCGTGTATTAGAAGGCAAACCGTTTATGCTGAA